CCTCTTCAAGATTTGAAAATATCGGTATATCATTATCCATAGGAAAAATAGGCCAGGTTAAATCACTCCTTGAATTAATGAAATCCCATATTACAAGATTTCGTTTAAGACCCAATAACCCCCAATTCCTCCATCTATTCCGATCAATTTTATTCTTTAATTCATTTACTGATTTACAACATGATTCAAGGGGAATAAAATTCTTACAGGGAAGGGATCTATCAGATATACACCAAACTCTACAACCACTTCTAGTTTCATCTGCCTTGATAGTATCCAATATCCCAGGGTAATACATACCCCCATGCTCGGAGTTGGTTTTGTCTGAGAAACAAACTAATATAACTTCACTCATAATTAATACATCCAAGTTCCTGGGTAAAGTAATTCTCCATATTCTCTTTCATCCCAATCCTTAACTTTAGCTCCCTTAGTGGCCCAAGGAAGATAATCTCCCACATCTACTTCCCCTTTGGTTTTTTGAAGATTTTCCCAAAACTTTGTTGCATCCTTATATCCATAATATGACTCTTTGAAAGAAAGTTGATTGGGTATTACATAAGCAAAATGTTGAAATGATATTCCTCTTCCTAATGTCTCATCTCTACTAAAATTTTTAGTCCTTCCCCAATCTACTCCTTTATCGTCTACTAATGTAGGTGGTTCATGCCTCTTCCAATGAAAACCCTTAAAATATCTAAACACCCGAAACCAATCTTGGGATAAAGTAGCCCAAGAATTGATAGAAGATACAAACTTCTTTGGTCCTACAAAATAATAACAATAGACATATGCCGCCATCTTATCTGGATTTTTATCAAATAATTCTTTTAGCTGAGAAATTCCCATTAAAGACCATAATTCATCCACATCTACTTGCCATAAAATACATTGTTCAGGGAGGTTGGGAATGGGGGCATTACACATATCCACTTTTCCATCCCAAAACTTTCCCTCCCCTTTCCTATATATAGAGATACGATCAGGAAATAACTTTTTAATATTATTCAAATACTCAGTCGTTCCATCTATACTTAATCCATTTATATGAAAAGAATCATCTATCTTTCCTCCATTAGCTATTGTCCATTGAGTATCATATTTTAAATCGGCAACCCCTTCTGAAATATGCCAATGCCAATCAAACGGGAGGGAATTAAATAATTGAAGATGATACTTAATAAAAGGCATTCCGTTCTGTACGATAGTGAAGAAATGAATAGGCAGGGACATGTCTGTTTTCGTCTTAGGGACGTTGGAAAAATCTTTCCTATCCGTTTTAGGCTCCTCTTTCCACTGTATCTTTGGAATAGGACCTGGACGATTAAAATAGTCATCCAAAGGTCTAAAAATTCTCCTACCTTTTGCTAAACTTAACTGATTAACAAGATGAGCCATGCAACTATCTACACAATAAACTTTACTGGCCCTTTCGATAATTCCAATCCAATCAAATACAGTATAACCAGATATAGGCTGAATTTCCACCGAACCTAATTGTCCAAAACGCACTTTTCCTTTAGTACCTACGGAGTGGGTTACTACATAGTCTTCCTTATCAATTAAATTTAATTTGTCTTGAAGATCTAATTCTTTTTGATAATTACGGTTTATTTGAAGATTAAATCTTTCTTCAAAAGGAACCTTAGCTTGGTAATATTTCCATTCATCAAAAGATAATCCGGTTTTAACCCAATCTGACTCATCCCTTCCAAAACCTATTCCCAAATCAATAATTTCAGTGATATTTCTTTCTTCCAAAATATCCTTAGCCTTTTTATAAGATCCCCCAAATCTAGAACCTATATCAATGGGTTCCACATAATTTATATAATCAAATAAAGGCATAAATTCAGAAATAACCGGCCAAACAATTTTATGACCCCTATCAAAATACCACTTAGCTATAGGAAGACAAATAATAATATCCCCTATTCTTCCAGGTTGAATTAATCCTAAAGGTTTGATTCTTTTCTTTTTATCCTCATCTAATTCTTCATTCATCACTTTAAACCAATTATAACTAAGTCTTATATATTCTGGAATTCCCGACTTTCCTAATTGTCGTCTATTAAACACAGACTCCCGATCTTCTGTTGTCCAATTCTGGGAATGAATGGCATGATGAATTTCCCCATATCGAAGGTCAACCTTATCTTCCCCCGTATTTTTAAAACACCAAACGACCAATCCATCATCCCAAGCAGCCCCCCCCACAATCATATCTTTAACTGAATCCACTATCTTTTTAATTACGCTCCTTTCACCAATAAACATATCCTTTCCACAATATATTTGAAATTTTTCCTTTAATTCCCTAATGGGGGAATCATCTTTTCCATCAAATTCTATTCTATGATGAAAAACAATATTTTTACCGGGTCTGGGAAGAAGGCTTTTCAAGGATGTTCCTATTGGAAGGATAATATCTGAATTTACAAATCCATAATATTCTTCATTAGGAAAATATTCTAGCATTTTAGAAAGTATATCAATTATAAAGGGTTTTGTAAATTTACCCACCCCCTCTGAAGCACTATTTTTAGGAGTAAATATTTGATTACAAATTTGATAACCAGGAGGGATTATTCCTTGATCTGTAAGAAAAAAAACAATTTCAGGATAAATCCACGTCCTAATTGCCCTCTCTATTCGTTTACCTCCATTATAGTAGGGAATAGCCAATCGAAGGGAAAGGGATGTTTTCTTAAATAAAGAGGAACTAGAAATGGGGAGGGGGTTAGATAGGGGAGTATAAACAAAATCTTCTTGATCAGATTCTAAATTTTCAATTATCTTTGATAAAGCTAATCCTGTTAGAGGTTTTATAATAGACCAACCACAAGTCCTCTTAGGACATTTTAAAAGACTTTCCACCCCCGCCTTAATAATAAATTCATCATTACATTTAGTACATTGAAACGTTACAGTATTATCAATTCTTTTATCCGAGAAAGACAGAATTCCACTATCTTTTCCACAATGTTGACAAGTGAAAGTGGAGGAAGAATTATAATAACCATGGACTTTCTCCCCACACCTAGAACAGGTGACGGAAAAATCCATGACTATTTTCTCCTAGATACTAATCCTGGTTTTTTCTTTTCTGAATCTGGGGTTGGATCATAATCTTTAGGTGGATCTGTACTCCAAATTTCTCCCTGAGAATGTCTACCCAAAAAGGGAGTATTTGCTTCTATTGGAGTAAAGGGAGGGGCATCATTATTGAGGAGATAGGCCGGAGCTACTAGCATGGGGGAGGAAAAGGAAATATCGACACACCCACATACTTGACACATTAAACTTACTTTGGAAGGAACAATAAATTCAGTTACCTTTCCACAATTAGCACATTTGAAAGAGTTTTTCATTTTACCACAACCTCCGTTTTATTTGTAATACCAACGATATTCATAATTATGTGGCACTTAGGGCAGATCTCATCAGGAACTTCCCCTTTGAGTCTTTTTACTTCTTGGATACCACATTTAGAACATCGGTATTCAACATCTTTACTTGGTGGGTTGTTAATCATGCCCTCTCTCCATCTCCATTAGGAAGGGGTGGGCTGGCAACGGATTGGGGAGGGCAACCAACCCATCTTGTCACCAGCCCTGCCGACCGGGGAACGGAGAACCCGACCTGGCCCCCAGGGATTAATTCACCCTCTCAGTTCTATTACGCGGTCAACATTCTCACCAGGCCATTCCGAAGGGCGCACTTGATCGCCCATCTCTGGTACAATTTGTACCGGGTCCGGTTGGTAAGGAACAGACCGTAAGGATCCACCGATAGATTGGCGGTATCGAGTCTGCGGCCTACCGCCACGTACCGGAGGCTCCCGAAGGCCATGAAGGCCGTATTGCTTCCAGTATTGGAAGGGGCCTTGATTACCTCTGTGTAGGGATACCCCAGAATGGTCCCAGAGGTGGGGGCGCCAATGGTATCGTAGAAGATGGGTCTGTTGTTATCGTCCTTCAGAATACGGACGTAGTGGAGAATCTGGCCATGGAACCAGAACCGGGCACCCTGCTTCTTGAGCCCATCCAGTTTGGCGATCATGGCGGAGAGATCGGTAAACCCGACATTCTGGAAAGCGGTTCCGGTAAGGGTTACAGAATAACCAGCCCCATTGGCATTGAGGACGCCGATGAAGGGTGTTCCGGTCCCGTTGAAGCCCTGGTTATCCAACTCAAGGCCTGCCGCCTCAGCCATGGATTCAGTCAACCAGGAAACGATGTCGCTTCTGGCATCCTGGAGGGTGGCATTCTTGACGGTAGAGTAGCTGGACAACTCATTGGCATCCAGTTCGACCTCGGAGATGGTCGGATCACCTGCACTGGTGGTATTTCCCCAGGCCACGGTAGCCCCGGAACTTTCAGCCGGGAACACCTGCTTTTCGGAGGTCATGTCCCAGATACGAGCGTACTGGAGGAGAACGCTCGTTTCACGGGCGAAGGCCAGGATTTCGGTTTCCAGGATGGTCGGGAGGGGAAACACGTTGCCGGCATCCCCAACGGCGGTCTTGATCTGGGGGCCGAAATATTCCCAGTATTTGTCCCGCGCCTTGTAATCCTGGTTAACGGTGGCCCGAAGAAAGAGACACCAGAACTTCGCCAACTCCAGGCGGGTCTTTTCATCGATCTGGTGAGTAGGATGATGGAACTTATCCATCAGGCGTTTTCCCTGGTAGGCCAATTCGTAATGGCCCAGGAAATCTTTCATATCTCCGGCAGGGGTATCCCCTACGGGAGCGTTAAGGCCGGGGATGGGGAAACCTTTGGCTGCCGCCTTTTTGTAGGCTTCGATCTGCTCGGTCTGCTTGTCTGTGGTGGCCCTCACATCAGTAGCCAACTGACGAAGGAGGTCAGCCACTTCTTTGAGGGGATTATCTCCAGGAACCGGGGGAGGATCAGGGACTTCCAAAACAAACTTTTCGGTCTTGGCGTCCGCAATCTGCTCGGGGGTGGCAGAGACCAAAACCCCCTCAGCGGTCTTGACATAATACTTCTTCATACTAACTCCTTTCTTTTACTTTTTGTTTATTTGTTTGAGTAAAGTCCTAAAGTCTTGCGCTACTTTCTTGAGTTCATCCAAACCTTCCAAATTTAACGCCGGGGCCTGGGGTTTGTTTTTCCCCTGTTCAAATCCTTCTTGAAGAATAACCGAAGCCGCCCCGCCCTTTTCCTCAGGGCCCAATTGGTCTTTGCCATTGGATTTCTCCTGGCTAACCTTGAACCCTTTAATTAACTCAGTCAAAGAAGTTATTCCCTGGCTGATAGTTGTTAAGTTAGATTTTATTTCTTTGATGTCCCCTTCGTCTACCATTATTTTTACCAAGGTTGATTTTATTTCTTCGGGAGGAGTTTCTGAAAGGGGAACAACCTCAGATTCTTTCTTTTCTTCAGGGGGAGGCGTAGGGACAACGGTATCTGGAACTTGTACCTGTGGAGATGCAGTCTCATCGATGATTTCCGTTTTAGTTTTTGTGATTTCTTCAAGAATGTCATCGGATTTCTCCGGTCTGGGAACTACAGTGACTCCGGTAAGCCATTTCAACATATCTTCGGGCTTGAAATTAAAACCCTTTCCTGTTAATGCATTTTGTAGAGCGTTAGGATTGGCTGGAACGGCACATCCCGATAATTCTAACAATTCTTGTTTGAGATATTCCCGGCCCCATGTCCTTCGATTTCGTACCCCATCCGTTTGGTTTTCGGGAGGAGGTTGTTCCATATCTTTCCACTGTTTGGGAATAAATCCTACCGATGAGGCATTAATTATCATCTCCGAGTAAAGTTGAAGGATCATATCCGCAAAAGGATGTATTCCTTTGGTCGGAAAGAGAAGATAGAAATCCATTCGTGCCGGTTCCCTTCTCTTAATAACCTTTTCGGCTCTAGCCAAAGGAACAGATCCATAATTATGGGCCCAGAGGAAAACAGGATTTACCTTATAGTTTTCCAAATCCCAACCCGATAGACGGATGATATCCCCATCCCGATCCACGGTCTCATCAGTCCCAGTCATTACCATAGAACGCTTTTCCATATTAACTTCCTTGACTACTCCAGGAAGTTCTCCCACAAAGATTTCCTGACCCTTAAAAAGGATAGGAGTTCCATCAGGAGCAACTAACTTTTTCATTACTTCCTCCTCTTAATGTAATAAATAATGAGAACCGGGAACTGAGATTTCAATGCAACGGCAATTTATCACTTCTGCGGGGGGGCCATCGTAGTCTGATGGATGGCGTAAGGTGACCCCACTGGGTAATACCCAAGACTCCCCCACATTTATTCTTTGTCCATGCATTGCTTGATGAGAAGTTCTGACCTTCTCATCCATAGCCGTAAACCATTCCTTCTGTTTAAATCCAGAACGATTTAAAGCTATAGCCCTACCTTCTGCCATAGCTCCAGTAATCTCTGTACGGGCGATGGTTCTCGCTCTACTTTTAGCCACATCAAAGACGTTCCTAATCCTGTCTGCCATCTGGTCAATAGTAGTACCCCTTTGATAAGCATCCACTAATTCGGATTGAATTTGGTTCTTAACTGTTTGGATTATTCCCCGAATTTTGAGATTCTTATTAGATAGGAAAGCTATGGCTTCTGGATCAGTTATATTAAAAGTAATCCCAAAACCAATTTCCTCAATTATGGTATCTACTCCCAAAACAAGAGCATCTGTATAAAGAATATCACTAAATTTGGTTAACTCTTTATGCTCTTGAGGATAAAGCTCATCTTCAACATCTTTGGGAGTTTTAGGAGTTCCCCTATATAAAAGTTCCAATGTTCTTTTTCTCATTTCAAAGAATACTTTGGATGTCTTCTTGGCAAAAGACTCTTCTAAAGGAGCCATTCTCTCCATAATCTTTCCCCAAATAATATCCCCAGATTTTCCCTCCGCTTCAAAATCCTCCATTGCCTCGATCAATGCCTTAGGAGGTTTGGGAGGCTTAGGAGCCGGCAAAGCCGGAAGTGGAACAACCGGGGGTAGTGCCGGAGAAGGAGTTGGGGGACTCAAAGCCGGATTATTATCCACCGGGAGTAGATTTGCAGGTTGATACCAGATCTTTCTCCAAGGTTTAGTTCCAAATCCAAAATCTAACCGGGTATTAATTTCGTCTGCCGTAAATCCCATTTGCCAGAGTTTGTATCCGGTATCTACCTTATCCTTCAGTGCATCTTTCAAAGCAGCGATAGTGGAACTGTCAAAAGTAGCTTTTAGTTTGGATCCTATAGGAAATAAAATAAAGTTTAAAGCTGAGGCCACCATCTTCATAATAGGAAGATTAGTTCCTTCCCACCATTCTTTTCTCTGCTCCCTAGAGGTGGCATAGTTTACATCTTGGGTCTCAGAAATGATAGCCATTTTCATCCCAAAGACTTGAAAGATTCTTTTAGCTGAAAGACCCCTTAATTCCTTGAACTCCATATCCTTTTGAGTAAGGCCCGTTTGGGTATATCTTAACCCCTGTTCTAGAACAGCCACTCTGTGGGCCTTCTTAAATCCCTGATGTCGAGCTTCAAACTGCTCTTTTGTCCGAGAGAATTGCTTATCTCCCAACTTTTGTTCTGTAGCCAAAACTCCACCAGGGGTGGCCCCCTCATCAAAAAATACTGAAGTGTAAAAGGAGGCTTTATAATCTACAACAATA